GGCCTCGTTTGCACTGGATTCGCTGTTCGGTGGTGAGGCCAGCAAACTGTTGATGCTGCTCAGGCAGTCCGGCAAGAGCTACCGTGACCTGATGGACGAGCAGCGGCGCTATAACCTCGTCACGAAAGAGGGGGCTGAAGGGGCTATGGCCGGCAACCGTGCTGTCACGAACCTGCGCACCGTCTTATCCTCCGCTGTAGCGGAGATTTCAGGACAACTGGGTAATGAACTGGCCCCGGATATCCGCCGATTGACGGACGATCTGGCGGAGTGGTTTAAGGGTGGCGGTATAAAGCGGATTGTCAGCTTCCTGCGCAACGACCTGTACCCGGGCGTGCTGACGTTCGGCCAGGGCATTGTGTTTGTCGGGAAAGTAGCCTACGCGCTGGCGAAAAAACTGTCCTGGCTTTTACCGGATGAGCGAAGCGATCAGCGGGATGTACTTAAGTCGCTGGCAATGACGGGTTCGGTTGATATCGCGCGCATGACGGCCCAGAAAAACGGGCAGGGCGAATGGTTTGAGCAGCAGCTCACTGAAAAACCGGCGCTGGTGGATGACGTGAAAAAATCATACCGGGACACCCGGGGATTTTTCCGGGACGACGAGGATGCTTTCAACAATACACTCGATAAGTATGTGACGCCGGAAAGAAGTGTCGCACCGTTCTCCTGGGACTCAGCACTGAACCAGAACAAGGAGGCACCGGCGCAGCCCGGGCGTGAAACATCCGATCAGTCTGCGGGTGCCTGGGATAATTACACATTCCCTTCCTTACCTGCGTTTGAAAAAAGCCTCAACTGGCCCGTAGCCGAGCAATTGACAGGATCCTCAGACAAGCCTTTAACGGTTAATCCGAAGGTGAATGTTGATGTTTATCCTCCATCTGAATCTGGCGGTATGCGGGAGGCGTTCACTGATAATCAACGCCTCCGGGATAACCGCGCGGATCCTCTGCTTTACCCGCCTGAAATTGCCTTACCCCGGTATCCGGCCCAGGAGCCTCTCCCGCCAGCAGGCAAATCAGGCGAAGAGGGTGGCAGTGGCTGGGAAATCTTATTGCAGAGGCTGGATTCAGCGGACAAAGCGCCACCTCCCCACCAACTGACAGATAATCGTAAGTTTGAATACCGGTTTGAAATTTACGGTGCGCCGGGGCAGGACGAGCGAGGGATTGCTGATGAAGTGAGCGCTGTGACGAAAAGTAACCCGGCATTTATGGGTGACAGCAGCATGCTGGACGGAGGACAAATCTGGTGAGTGAAATCATTCCTGTCTTTGAAGACTTCGGGCAGTCCCGGTCCAGTGCGATTCGTGGCGCACAGGCTGCCCGGGTGATGATGATGCTGGGCGACTTTGCCTTTTCCATCGACACCACGGCTTACAACCAGCTGACCCGCGAGGCCAGCTGGCGATGGAGCGAGCAGGAGCGGATCGGCAAACAGGACCTGTTGCAATATACCGGTAAGCCCGGGCGCACCGTCCGGCTTGAGGGGGAGTCGCATGCGTTCTTTCGTAAGGGGGTGGAGGCCGTTAACGATCTCTACGACCTCGCCGATCAGAATAAGCCACAGCAGCTGGTCAGCGGCGAAGGGGATGTGCTGGGCTGGTGGGTGGTGATCGACTTCTCCGACACGACCAGTCGATTTCTGCCTGGCGGCGGCCACCGTAATAAAAACTGGACGATGACGCTGAAACATTATGCAGACGATATATCAAACCCGTGACGGTGACGTGCTGGATGCTGTCTGTGCGGCGCATTACGGCACGGAAAACCTTTCTTATTTAGTGACGCAGATACTCGAAGCGAATCCGGGGCTGGCCGATGTCGGTGCTGTTTATCCGTCTGGCCTGTTTATCACCCTGCCGGATCTGGCTCCGCCGGTTGAGGATTCTGCGTTCAGCCTGTGGGATTAAAATGACCGAACAGAGTGTTAAACCCGAATATGCTCCCGCTTTCAGCGTCAGCGCGGAGGGAAAAGATATTACCCGCGCGCTGCAGCAAAGCCTGGCAGAGCTGACGCTGACCGATTACGGCGGCGCCACGGCTAAAGCGGATGAGCTGAAAATTACGCTGCTGTCGGAAACGCTCCCTTTACCGACAAAAGGTGCGCGACTACGCGTTGCACTGGGCTTCAACGACCAGCTGGTGGATAAGGGCTGGTTCGTGGTATCCGGCGTCGGCAGCAGTGGTCCGCCACGTCGTATCGAGATTTATGCCACCGCCGCGCCCATGAACGCACAGAAACAGCCCGGTGATGTGCTCAGCCAGAAGACCCGAAGCTGGGATAATCTACGACTGGCGGATCTGATTAAAACTGTGGCCACTGAAAACGGTCTGGTACCGAAAGTGGCCGCAGAGCTCGCCGATATCCATATCGATCATGTTGATCAGGTGGCAGAATCCGACGCCAATTTGCTGACCCGCCTTGCCCGCACATGGAACGCCGTCAGCAAGCCGTCGGGCGGTTACTGGCTGTTTCTGCGTCAGGGAGCCACAGTGAAAGCCTCCGGTGAGCAGACATGCGCACTGGTCATCACACCTGAAGAGGTCTCCAGCTGGTCATACAATGAAGGCGAGCGGGGGAGTTCGACGGGGAAAGCGACCGGCAACAGCGGTAAGTCATCGGGCAAAATCGGCGTGCGTTATTACGATGAGGCTGACGGCAAGACCAAAACTACCTCAGTTGACCATGACGGCCCCTCTTTGGCGAATCCCTACACCCAGCCCGCAAAGGCCACTGCTGACCAGCAGGCAAAAGCGAAAAAAACGCAGGCCCGGCGCAATGAGCAGAAAATGACGGTGACGGGACCGTGCCGCCCGAAACATGTCCCGCTTACGGCAGAATCCGGCGTTTCCACATCCGGTTTTGGCGAGCGGGAAGATCGTGCCTGGGTAGTGGAATCACTGGTTTTTTCCCTGACGCCCGCCGGGTTCAGCTACACGTACAACCTGGTGGTTGATATTCGTAAACCTGCGAAATCTTCAAAAAAATCCGGCAGCAAGGATAAGACCGGCCCGGATTACTTCGGCTAACCCTCCGCCATCCGGCAAACAGATACGGAAAAACATTATGAACGGTGTAAACAGCCGGACCGGGAAACGCCTGTCCGGTAGCGATCATCTGCGCCAGTCCGTCAGCGATATTCTCTCCACGCCGCTCGGCAGCCGTGTGCTGGTCCGTGACTATGGCAGCGATCTGTTTTCGCTGGTGGATAGCCCCCGTGACGACCTTACGAGGCTGCGCATTATCGCAGCGACCGCCTCGGCGCTGTCGCGCTGGGAACCACGGCTGAAGGTCACGCGCGTTGTCGTTTCTTTCCCGGCTGACGAAACGGGGTGTGTGGTGGATATCGAAGGGATTAACAAAGAGAACAATCTTCCTGTCAGCACCGGAGGCATACCGATTTATGGCAAACAACTATGACGTAATTAACCTGTCCACCCTCGCGGTACCGGATGCCCTGGTGGTACCGGATGCGGCCGACATTTTTACCCGCTGGCTGGCTCGCCTGCGGGAACTGGATCCGGAATTTGATGCGCTGGTGGAATCTGACCCGGCGTATAAACAGGGCGAAATCAACGCCTACCAGCTCACCCTGGCGTTTCAGCGGGTTAACGACGCGGTACGAGCAGTATTCCTTGCCAGTGCCAGAGGCGCCGATCTCGATCAGCTAGGCGCGGGTTTTAACGTTTCCCGTCTGGTGATTAATCCAGGCGATCCGGATGCGGTGCCCCCCGTCGATCCTGTATACGAGGACGATAATGCTTTTCGGGAGCGGATCCAGCTATCCTGGGCGCAGCTGAATACGGCCGGTGCGCGCAACGCCTATCGTTTCCATGCCAAATCTGCGGATAACGATGTGCTGGACGCGGATGCTTATGGGCCAGAAACGCACAACCGCCCTGGCGAGGTGGATGTGTATGTGCTTTCGCGAACCGGTAACGGCGTGGCTGGTCTTATCCTGATCGAAGCGGTGATGAATAAACTCAGCGCGGATGAAGTCAGGCCGCTCACCGATTTTGTCAGCGTGAAAAGTGCCACCATCGCAAGTTATGCCGTCACGGCGGAGCTCGAGATCCCTGACGGACCGGATGCGCAGACGGTACTGGAAAATGCCATCAGCACGCTGACGAGCTACACACTTCTTTCCCATCGCATTAACGCCATCGTACCACTCTCCGCGATTTACTCAGCACTTCAGCAGCCTGGTGTATCCAGAGTTAAGTTGATCACCCCGACTGCAGATCTGGAAGCGGCTGCAGGACAGGCCCCGTGGTGCAGCGCCATAAATATCACACGTAAAGGGGGCTCCGGTGGATAAATTTCGCTCCCTTCTGCCGCCTTCCGCCATTCATCCGGAGCGGGCACAGGAGCAGGCCGGCACAGAGCAGATTGTTGCGCTGGATACCGACATGGTGCGTAAGGTGAAAAATCCTGACACCTGTCCGGCTCATCTTCTGCCCTGGCTGGCCTGGGAATTTGCTGTGGACTCCTGGGAAGAGGCCTGGACGGAAGAAGAAAAGCGGCAGGTGATTAAGGATGCCGCCTATGTCCATCAGCATCGCGGTACGGCCGGTGCGGTCCGCCGGTCGCTCAGTGCCGTCAGCCTGCCGACTACTGTCGTGGAGTGGTGGGAGGATGAACCCCGCAAAGCACCGTATACCTTTCGCGTGGAGGTCTACAGCATACAGGCCATTGATGAGGCCCTGTACCAGCGTATACGCCGGCAGGTAGATAAAGCGAAAAACCTTCGCAGCCTGCTGACCACCATCGATGTGATTGCCGACCTGGGCGCGAAGGGAACCTATTACACCGGCGGTGCCGTTACCGCCTGGATTGATGTTGTTATAGAAGCAGGAGTTTAACCATGGCTGAGAAGTATTACAGCATACTGACCAACCGGGGCAAGGAGCTGGAGGCGCAGTCCTCTGCGACCGGAAAACCCGTCATCATTAAAGATTTTGTGGTGGGCGATGGTAACGGCCAGGCCGTTAAGCCGGATCCGGTACAGACGAAACTGGTACGTGAAGTCTATCGCAATGCGATATCGGCGCTGCAGGTTTCGCCAGACCAGGAGAACCAGTTCATCGCGCAACTGGTATTGCCCGTTGATGTTGGCGGATTTGTTGTCAGGGAAGTCGGCCTGCTGACAGATGCAGGTGAGCTCTATTCCGTTGCGAACTGTGCAGCCATTGAGAAACCGGAAAACGGTGTCAGCGTGAGCCTGCAATACCGTCTTGCGGTATCGGAGAAGGCAAACATCGAGCTTAAAGTGGCAACCGGCGATGGCCTGTTTCTGCGTATCGACAAAAATCTTGCTGAAATAGCGGCAAAAGGCGAGGTAGCCCAAAAAAGTTCGCGTGAAGCCATTGGCGTTCTGGATGCCACGACCGTGCGTAAAGGTCTTGTTCAGCTAAGTAGCGCCAGTGATAGTTCGTCGGAGGCGCTGGCGGCCACACCGAAAGCAGTTAAGGCTGCATACGACCTTGCCAAAGGGAAGTACACGGCCCAGGACGCAACTACGGCGCAAAAAGGTATTGTCCAGCTCAGTAGTGCAACCGACAGCACGTCTGAGGCACTGGCTGCCACGCCGAAAGCCGTTAAGGCCGCTAATGACAATGCAAACGGTCGTGTGCCGTCAGGGCGTAAGGTCAATGGCCGGGGGCTGAGTACGGATATCAACATTACCGCGCAGGATATCTTTAACGGACAAGCTGTGGGGATTGGTAATGCTGAGGATTTAAATGCCTACACCACGCCGGGGCTGTATTACCAGCCAGCAAACGCGCAGGCGCAAACAGGGAGGAACTATCCAGAGGCTAACGCCGGTTCGCTGGAAGTTTATAAGCATGCAGGTATCACGCAGATTTACCGGGTTTATAACAGCTCCCGCTCGTACATTCGTACGCTCTACAGCGGGACGTGGTCTGGATGGGTTAAGCAGTATGACGCGGCCAATAAACCATCCCCGGCTGATATTGGTGCGGTGAACAAAAGCAGCGACACTATGACGGGTAGGCTCATCATGAATGTTGATGGCGAGGCTATCAGGTTACAGCCGAAAACGGCGGGTTATGCCAGCTATATCATTTGTTATGACTCTTCTAATACTAACCACTGGTATGTGGGCGCAGGTTCAACAACGAATGCTAACGTCACGCTTCTTAATTACAAAGGGGCAAACAACAGCATTATTTTAAACTCTGACGGCACGGTTAACCTGAACCCTACCCAGGGGAAATCCGCAATAGTTAACGGTCCTCTACAGGTTGGCGCGGTTGGCTCTGTCGCTTTAAATATTGGTGATAACGACTCCGGGCTGCGTAGCTCTAAGGATGGTCAGGTCGACCTGTGGGCGAATTCAAAAGTTATGGGGTACTGGAACACCACAACATTTTCATTCACTGGTCAGATAATACCGACAAACTACAGCAACTTTGATGCTCGTTTCATCATTGCAGATAGCGCCAGCTATGCGGGCTTTGCGAGCAATGATGCAGCAAGGCCATACATGCGCCATAAGGCCAGTAATGCCGTTGTCGAACTAGCCAGAAAAGGCGATGCATATACCAAAGCGGAGAGTGACGGGCGTTTCCAGCCGAAAGGGAATTACACCCCGGCAGGTCAGGCGTATACAAAAGCAGAGTCGGATGCGCGTTATGGGGTGGTAAATGGTATTCGCCGTGGTGGTCAACAGCTCAGAAACCCGACTGATGCGTGGTTTGGTAACTGGGAATCACCTGCAGGATGCGTTGTAACGGGAATCACGATGGAAAACAGAAGTGATGGCCGAAAGCTCGGCGTTTATTTCCGTCAAATGCAGTACCTGAATAAACAAACTAATGCATGGGTCAATATCGGGGATTAAATATGGATACGTTTATTAATCCAGTTATTTATAAATACGAACACATTGAAGTAAGCGGGATAATGCGTACCGGACTTTATTTTCATGATGAGCATGGCCGGGACTGGTACGAAACCTTAACCAGCTGGAAAGGTGCTGTTTCTCTGGATGATGACGGGATTGTCGTTGCTTACGAGCAGGATGTTTCGTATATGGGGATGGAAGAAGGCCGCAATGTCTATGAGGTCGACCCCCTGAGTGTGCCGGTAGATGTGTTAGGGAATTACAAATATGTGGATGGTGTTTTTTACGACATCCGCCCTGACGCGACAACGCTTGCCGAACAAACCCGAAAACAGCTCATTGAGGATGCGGGTCTCACAATTTCAATCCTTCAGGACTCCGTTGACTTAGGGATGGCGTCAGAGAAAGAGGTTGAGCAGTTGCGCGTATGGAAAACATACCGAATCAGACTGAGCCGTGTATCAACAGCAAACGCACCTGATATTGAATGGCCAGTCGTTCCCGTTGCAGGTAACGTATTAGATTGATCGCTGCTAACGATCAATCGTGGTGAATTGATCTGTGATATCTATTTGAAGTGTGTGGGTATTGCATTAACAATCTCCTTGGCTTTTTAAGGAGATATTTATGGAACTTACGCAGCAAGAGGCAGAGCTTATAACAGGTTTTATAGGTGAGCACTGGCAAGAATTTGCCGCCAGCGTAGAAGGAGTTATCAGTGTTTGCGCCCTACATCGACTGGCCGAAAAGTTAGGGCTCGAATCAGAATAATAATTAGCCCGCATTACGCGGGCGTTTTATATGTGTTTAAAAATTTGTGTGTTAAAACCAGACCCTGATATTGGACGTTCAGGGTTTAAGTTGTGGATAGAAAACCTGGCTACTGGCTTTTTAAGCGCTTTAGATAAAATTTAGTGCTTGAGATTGATTTAATTATGTGCAGTTAGGGGCATGCCAGGAAAATTTACAAAAGCCGAAATTTGAAGTGAGATAGAAACTTACAAACGAAACGGTGAAGCTTCGTTCAGTCGCTGGAACCGTGGTGTCTTGCGCGCAAACCCAAATGAAACTACTGTATATAAAAACAGTATTAGAGGTATGCGTAATGGAATTCTTCAGACCTACAGAACTGAGAGAAATTATTGTTCTCCCGCTTTTCAGTGACATAGTGCAGTGTGGTTTCCCAAGCCCCGCGGCTGATTACGTTGAGCAGCGCATCGATCTCAATGAGTTACTTGTCGCTCACCCGAGTTCAACGTATTTCGTTAAAGCCGCGGGTGATTCTATGATCGAAGCCGGGATCAGCGACGGCGATCTGCTGGTGGTGGACAGCTCCAGAACTGCTGAGCACGGTGACATAGTCATCGCCGCGGTGGAAGGGGAGTTTACTGTTAAACGCCTGCAACTGCGCCC